AGTGCGTTCGCAACTTGAGTTTGTTCGTAACTATTTGAAAGAACACGCATGATTAATATCATTTGCTCTGTTAAAGACCGCGCCGCTGATGCTTATGGTCGCCCTTTGTTTGTGCCTTCTGTTGGTTTGGCTCTTCGTTCGTTTACTGATGAGGTAAATCGTGATGCTCCTGATAATCAGATGTTTCATCATTCTGATGATTTTGATTTGTATGAGCTTGGTACCTTTGATGACTCTACTGGTATTATCGAGTGCCATGTAAGTCCTAAGCAACTTGCTTTAGGTAAGCAAGTTAAGGTGTAAGATGGGGGGGCTTGTCCCCCTCTTTTTTTTGGAGTTTTTATGCATCGTAATAAGTCCGTGAACTTGCATCAGTTCACTATGATTCCTAAGGCCGAGATTCCTCGTTCTTCTTTTAACATTCAGACTGCTCACAAGACTACTTTTGATGCAGGCTATCTTGTTCCTATTTATGTGGATGAAGTTCTTCCAGGTGATACTTTTAACCTGAAGATGACTGCTTTCACTCGTTTGGCTACGCCTCTTTATCCAACTATGGATAATTTACATTTGGATTCGTTTTTCTTTTTTGTTCCCAATCGTTTGATTTGGGAAAATTGGGAACGTTTTATGGGTTCTCAAGATAATCCTGATGATTCAATTTCTTATGTGATTCCCACAACTTCTACTCCAGCTAGTGGATATGCAGTTGGTTCTATTTTTGACTACATGGGTTTGCCTACTGTTGGCCAAGTAGGTACTGGTAATACTGTTTCTCATTCTGCTTTGCATCTTCGTGCTTACAATTTGATTTTTAACCAGTGGTTTAGAGATGAAAATTTACAGGATTCTGTTACTGTTAATACTGGTGATGGCCCTGATACTTATTCTGATTACACACTTTTAAAACGTGGTAAGCGTAAAGATTATTTTACTGGTGCTTTGCCTTGGCCTCAGAAGGGCACATCTGTATCTTTGCCTTTAGGTACTTCTGCCCCTGTTTATGGTACTGGCAAGACTCTTGGTATTTCTGATGGTACGACTAATTATGGTACTTACTATAATAGTTCTAATGGTTGGAATACTGTTTCTGGTGCTTATAACCAGAATATTGCCACTTCTGGTGCATCAGGTGGTACTGGCCCCGGTGCTAATGCTTTGCTAGGTGTTGTCACTTCAGGTGTGTCTGGTCTTTATGCTGATTTGTCTACCGCCACTGCGGCAACTATTAATCAGTTGCGTCAGTCTTTCCAAATTCAGAAATTGCTTGAAAGGGATGCTCGTGGAGGTACACGTTATACCGAAATCATACGGGCCCATTTTGGTGTTATCTCCGATGATGCTCGTTTACAACGCCCTGAGTATCTTGGCGGTGGTTCTACACCTATTCAAATCAACCCAATCGCCCAGACGTCGGGAACTAATGCGTCAGGTACGGATACACCGCTTGGTAATTTGGCGGCGATGGGTACAGGTCTTGCACATGGTCACGGATTTACGCAATCATTCAAGGAACATGGCGTCATTATCGGCTTGGTTTCTGTTCGTGCCGACCTTACGTACCAGCAGGGTTTGCGTCGTATGTGGTCGCGGTCTACTCGCTACGACTTTTACTTTCCTGCTTTCGCGATGCTTGGTGAACAAGCTGTCCTTAATAAAGAGATCTATGTTCGCGGTGATTCCAACGACAACTCAGTTTTTGGTTATCAAGAGCGTTGGGCGGAATATCGTTATAACCCCGCGCTTGTAACTTCTTTGTTTAAGTCTACTTCTGCCGGTACTATTGATGGATGGCATTTGGCTCAGAAATTTACTTCGTTGCCTTCTTTAAACGATACGTTTATTCAGGAGAATCCTCCTGTTTCTCGTATTCTTGCAGTTGGTGCCGAGGCTAATGGTCAACAGTTTTTGTGTGATACGTTTTTTAATAATCGTGTTGCTCGACCAATGCCTATGTACTCTGTGCCTGGCTTGATCGATCATTTCTAATTGTTTTTTTTAATCCCTTGGGAGAAACCGATAGGTTTCTTCTAAGGTGAAAGGCTTTTATGGATTTAGATTTAGGTGCTATTGGTGGTGGAGTTTTAGGCTATTTGGGTGCTAGAGAAGCTAACGCATCTCGTGAGAATATTGCTGATCGTGCTAATGCTTTTTCTGCTCAACAGTATGCGACTAGGTATCAAACTACTGTTAAGGATTTGTCTCAAGCTGGACTAAATCCTATGCTTGCTTATTCTCAAGGTGCTGGTTCTGCTCCTTCTGGTCAACAAGCTCAAGGTATTGAGAACACTATGTCTACTGCTGTCGAAGGCTATCAGAAGGGTGTTCAACGTGATTTGATGCGTCAGCAGATGGAGCAATCTAAGGCTGATATTTTGTTGAAAGAAGCTCAAGCTGAACAAGCTGAGTCACAAACTCGTTTGAATTCTGCTGCCGCTTCTAAGGCAGAGGCTGAAGAAGCTTTGACAATGGCTAATAAGATGAATGCTCTTATTGATACTGTTCGTCGTGGTGAAACTCAATCTACTGGTATTCGTACTCAACAGGACTTAGGTAAGCTTTATTTTTCTCAGGTTCAGGTTAATAAGGCTACTTTGCCTCGTATTGCTTCAGAAATTGTTTTGAATGGTGCTAATGCTGGTCTTGCTAAGGCTCGTGCTCGTGAAGCTATTGCTAATGGTGATATTACTATTGCTGACTATGATCGTGCTTTGAACGATCAACGTTATGAGCGTTTTACTGGTGGTGTGATTCGTCAAACTTCTCGTGATCTTGGTTCGATTACTGGTGCGGCTGCAAATGCTCGTCGTGCTGGTATGACTAAACGTTAATGATTTTTTTGGAGGCTTTTATGGCTAAATCTCGTGTTTTTCTTCGTACTCCTTACAACTATGACGTTGTAGAGGCTTCTGACCAATCTGGTCTTTCATGTCCTGAGCCTACTCGTGCTCAACAACATGCGCGTGACGAGTGTGATATCAACACAATTGTTCGTCGCTTTGGTCTTACTGGCCAACTTCCTTCTAACGTACGTGCGCCTCAATATGGCGATTTTTCGGATGCTATGGACTACCATAGTGCTCTTAATGCCGTTCGTGCCGCTGATGCGGCTTTTATGGAGCTTCCTGCTCATGTTCGTACTCGTTTCAACAATGACGCCGGCGCGTTTGTTGATTTTGTGTCGGATGACAACAATCGAGCCGAAGCTGAAAAGCTTGGTCTCGTTTTCGCTGCTGAAGCAGCTTCCAACCTCGCACCTGAACAAGGTGGCGAGGTAGCACAGTCTTCTACTTGATCTTAACTGTGCTAGGTGACACCTTTTTTAGAGTAACTTGGAGTTTTTATGAATCCCCTTCGCCGTAAACCTGTTTCTAAACGTGGCTCTGCCCGTCAATTTCACAAAGTTGGTATGCGTACTAAGTCTGTGAATACGTCTCCTTCTCCACAACGTGGTGGTTTTAGACTTTAATGGCTTGTTTCCATCTGATTCCTGCCTGGCAGACTTTGGATGGTTCGATAGTTTTTAAGGAGAGGGGAGATATCGTAAGGTCTCTTTCCCTTCCCTGTGGTCAATGTTACGGGTGTCGCCTTGAGCGAAGCCGCGCTTGGGCGGTTCGCTGTATGCATGAAGCAAGTCTCCATGAGGAGAACTGCTTCATCACTTTGACCTATGACAATGACCATTGTCCTACTGATAGGTCTTTAAACTATGGAGACTTCCAGAGGTTTATGAAACGTTTTCGTAAGCGTTTTAAGGACTCTACTATCCGTTTTTATATGGCTGGTGAGTATGGTGAGAAATTTGAAAGGCCACATTTTCATGCTTGCATTTTCGGTTTTAACTTTCCTGATAGGACACTTTGGAAACGTACTCCTTCAGGTGCTCTTATTTATCGATCGCAATTGTTGGAAGATCTTTGGCCTTTTGGTTATTCTTCCATTGGTGATGTTACTTTTGAGTCCGCTGCTTATGTAGCTCGGTATGTAATGAAGAAACGCACTGGCAGGGGCGTTGGAGATCATTACGAGACTACTGATATGGAGACTGGTGAGATTAAGGAACGTGTTCCGGAATTTAATCGAATGTCTCTTAAGCCGGGTATAGGCTACGGTTGGTATGAAAAATACCATGCTGATGTTTATCCCCATGATTTTGTTGTTGTTAATGGCCGTGAGGTTAAGCCTCCTAAGTACTATGACAAGAAATTTGCTGAGGATTTTCCCGAAGCCTTTGAATCCCTCCAGTTGGAAAGATTCATTGATGCTCAATCCCGATTCGATGACAACACCGATGAACGGTTGGCTGTTAAGGAACAAGTTCTTAATGCAAAACTTGGTCGATTGAGACGTGCTATTGATTAATTTTTTTGATTGGAAAATACAATGTCTAATGACGTTCAGATTATCGCAATTCGCGATATAGTTCATGCCGCGAAGTTACTAAGAATTCTTAAAGCAAAAGAAGATTTAGTGCGTTCGCAACTTGAGTTTGTTCGTAACTATTTGAAAGAACACGCATGATTAATATCATTTGCTCTGTTAAAGACCGCGCCGCTGATGCTTATGGTCGCCCTTTGTTTGTGCCTTCTG